CTTTAGTGCTCAAGAACCGCGTTTAACAGCATTCTATTCTCAAGATCCTAATATGATTAATGCATATAAGGAAGGAAGAGATCTATATTCAGTTATTGCTTCTATGTCTTTTGATAGAAAATATGAAGATTGTTTAGAGTTTTATCCTGAAGGAACAGTTATTGATTATGAAGGCCAAAAAGTTGTTTGCGGGCATAAAACTCATCAAAACAAAGAGGGTAAAACATATAGAACAATGAGTAAATCTATCTTATTAGGTGTTTTATATGGAAGAGGAGCTGCTTCAGTTGGTGAGCAGATTGGTAAATCAAAAGAAGAAGCTCAAGAAATTATTGATAAATTCTTTAAAGCTTTTCCTAAGGTTAAAAAATGGATTGATCAAAGTATCACTGATGCTCATAAATATGGTTATGTTGAAGACATAGCTGGCAGAAGAAGACATCTTCCAGATATTCTTTTACCTAAATATGACATTAAAGATTTATCAGGAGATTCTAAAGTTAATTTTAATCCTTTCCTTATTTGTGAAAATCGTGTCATAGAGAATAATCTTGTTGAATCTTATAGAAAAAAGTTAGATAAGGTAAGAAACAGAAAAGACTATGAAAAGATTCAATCTGATGCTTTAAAAGATAATATAGAAATTCACGATAACAATGGATTTATTGCACAAGCAGAAAGACAAGCTGTTAATAGTCGTGTTCAAGGTGGAGCGGCTTCTTTAACTAAGAAAGCTTTGTTAGATATTTATAGAGATCCTGAATTAAGAAGAATGGGTGCATATTTGATAAATACAGTCCATGACGAAATCTTAATTGAAGCTCCGGATAAATATATGCGTGAATGCGCTGATAGATTATGTCAATTAATGATCGATTCTGCTAAGAGTTATGTCAATAATGTTCCTATGAGTGTGGACCCCTATATCACAAATTGCTGGTATTTAGATGAATTTAACGCTCTAGTTAAAGATGAGTTCAAAAAGCTTATTGATGAGAAACATATGGATCCTATGGATGCATTTGAATATATTTGTAGCTATAGATTAGAATCTACCCGAGATCAAATATATGAGTTAGTTGGAGAGTTTTTACCTAGAATGCCTGAAAATGTGAAAATTATTCATACATTAACGGAATAATTGTATTATTTTATATGAAAATATATATCACCTCTTTTAATAACATAAGATATTTCACATCTAATATGATTCCAGTATCCACAGCTGGAAGAACTGGTTGGCCATACTGGTTATTTAAAGCAGATAATAAGCCATATGGAACACCTTATCTAAACAAAAATAATGTTATGATAGGTATATGTGAAAAGAAACTTGCTTTCAATGAAGAGCACTTTGAAGAATTATCAGAAAAATGTCAAGGAAATTGTCCTTATGCTTATAAAGCTCCTAATTGTCAATTTATGCAAGCTTATTATAGATACCTATGCTCTCAAGACTTTAATTCAGTTGTGAAAGATTTAGAAAAGATAGCAGAAGATGTTAGACTTAAAAATAATTTTATCGGTGAACCTAAAATAATATTAATGGTTTACGAAGCTGCTAGTAGATTGTGTGGAGAGCGATTTGGATTAGTTAAGTGGTTCAAAGATAATGGCTATGACCTAATAGAATGGACTCCAGACATTGAAGAAAAGGAGATTTTGTTCTAATGAGTTTCACACCGCAAGGCTGGCATGAGAGTCCTATAGCTGGTAAGGTTCATTATCAATCAAGCTATGAACATAAGTTTATGATTTGGCTTGATGAACATAACATTAATTGGATTAAGTGTAAAGAAAAATTTCCATATATTAAATCAGATGGTAAAAAACATAACTATAATCCAGATATTTATTTACCTGATTTTGATCTTTATTTAGAAATTAAAGGAATGATCCGTAAAAATGACCCAGCTAAATTCGAAGCTTTTCCTAACGATAGACAACTATGTGTATTAGGTTATGATGAATTAACTAAATTAGGTTTAAAAGTTTTTAATCCATTTGAAACACCAAAAAATATAGACAAGACAAAATGGCCTTACAATATTTTAAATCAAATCGATGATTATGATAATGTTGGTGTATTATCAGATACGCTTAAACAAAAAGTAAGTGCAGATAAATTCTTTAAAAAACTGCAGCTAAATTAAAATGTATAATTTATAGAGTTCGGCGCTTAAATCCTCTTCAAAACCAAAAGCAGAAAAGAATTTAAAATAAATCATTAAGCCGGACTAAATGTTCGGCTTTTTACTTAGCAGACATTGTATATTATGTTATAAACAGCAGTTCGAAACCTGCCTGCTGTAAAATATAAAACTAAAGGAGAAAAAGATGGAAGAAAAAACATCAAAAAAAGCAAATCCATTTGTTAGATTTGGCAGATGGTGTGCCGACACCGGTAAATGGTTAGTCGACATTAAAGACTGGAAAATGCTTTTTAGAAGCATTCCTTCATTAGTAGTTGGTTTATTCCTAGTATCAATTCTAGGTATGAATCTTCTTGCTAATAAATTCTTATTAACTGGCGGACAATGGATCTCAGTCACTTGGGGATTATTACTTTCAGCTGTACCGTTCCTTATCTGCGATATTGTCACAAAGACATATGGAGCAAAAGCTACTATTAAATTAAATATCTTAGGTTTAATTGTTAGCTTAGGTATGACATTAATCTTCTTATTCGTCAGTGTTATGCCAGAATTCGGCGATTTTACAACATTTTGGCATGGTGATTTCACCTATGGAGAAATCGGTTTTGGTCAAGGTGGTGTCATGAGAGCTTCTTGGTATATTACCTTAGCAAGTTCTATCGCATTTATCGTTTCGGGTATTGTTAACGCGGTTGTTAACGCAGGTGTTGGCAAATTATTCCGTAAAAATCCAGATGGTCGTGTTGCATTCATGACTAGAAGTTATTCTTCAACATTAGTTGGACAATTCGTTGATAACTTCTTATTCATCTTCTTAGCATTTGGTATCTTTGGAAACTTAGCTGCTGGATGGTCAGGTGATGTTTGTGTTAGCAACCTCACAGCTGGTTTAGGCGCTGGCTTAATCGGTGCTGTTGTTGAACTCTTAATGGAAGTCTTCATTTCACCTCTTGGATTCAGAATCTGTAAGAAGTGGAAAAAAGATTCTGTTGGTAAAGATTATTTAGATTATTGCCATCAGATGGAATTAAAAGAAGACATCGGAAGATTTAATTTTAAAGAAGAGGAATAGTAAATGAAACATGCATTAAAGAAATTAGAATATTTATCAGCTGCTGATATTGGTAGGTTAGTTAACGCAGGTAAAATAACTCCAACAGAAGTATTACAATATTTTGAAAAAAGGATTAAAGAAAGAAATCCATCTATTAATGCATTCGTTTACACAAAGTTTGATGAAGCTTATGAGAGAGCGAAAGAATTAGAAGCAAGACTCGCTAGAGGTGAGTATTGCGGACCTTTCGCAGGTGTTCCATTCGGATTGAAAGATTTCTTACCTAGTAAAAAAGGATGGACACACTCTCATGGTGGAGTCAAATGTTTAGTAAAGGAAGATCCTTATACTGGAACATTCTGTGAAGCTATGGAAAAAGCTGGCGGTATCGCTGTTGGTAAATGTAATGCTCCAGCATATGGTTTTAGAGGAACAACTGATAATAGAATGTATGGTCCTACATCAACACCTTTTAATGTCGAATATAATGCAGGTGGTTCAAGTGGTGGTAGTGCTGCAGCAGTTGCTGATGGTTTAGTACCTATCGCTGAAGGTGGAGATGCTGGCGGATCAATTAGAGTTCCTGCTGCTTGTTGTAATTTATTTGGATTCAAAGCAGGTGTAGGAACAATTGTTGAAAATGTTAGACCAGATGGTTATTCTATTACACATCCATATTGCCACGGCGGCGGAGAATGCAAAACAGTTGAAGATGCAGCTATCTTGTTAAACTATATGGCTAAGTATGATCCTAGAGATCCTAATAGTTATGAAAGACAATTACCTATTGATTTCGTTAGCGAGATGGAAAAGCCTATTCATAATTTAAAAATAGCTTTTACAACTAACTTTGATATATTTGAAGTAGAACCAGAGGTAGCTGAAAAAGTTAGAGAAGCTGCTATGAAGTTCAAACAATATGGTGCTCAAGTAGATGAAGTTCATTTTAATTTCAAACATACAGCTAAAGAATTATCAGAACAATGGTGTAAAGGAATTACAATCGATTGTGCTTTAGAAGTTAATCATGATAAAGCTGAAGGCTGGAATTATTTAGAAGAAAATAAAGAAGATTTTCCAGAAGAATTCATTTATTGGAAAGGTGTCTGTGATAAATTAGGCATTGAAGATCTTTATAAATTCAACTTAGCTAGAACTGATATCTTAGATAATTTTGAAGATAAGTTTGAGGATTATGATTTAATTATTTCTCCAGTAATGTGTTGTTTACCAGTAAAAAATGCAAAGGACAAAAACACAAAAGGTCCTGATCAAATAAACGGAAAACCTGTTGAAGGATTAATAGGTTGGTGTGAAACATTCTTAGTTAACTTTGTTGGTTATCCAGCAGCATCTGTTCCAGCTGGTTTATCTGAATCTAAATTACCTATTGGTATGCAAATAATTGGTAGAAGACATCATGATGAAGATGTATTAAAAGCTTCAAGATTATTTGAACATATTAGTCCTTGGTCAATCTATTGTGATGAAGCACTCACAAGGAGGATCAAATAATAATGTGGTTAGAAATAGTAGGAATATTGGCTAGTGTTCTTATTGTTAGTTCGATGGTGTTTAAAACAACATCATACAAAGGAACTATAGCTATGAGATCAATTAATTTAGTTGGAAGTGTAGTATTCGTTGTATATGGTATTATGCTTCCAGCTTATGCTACAGCTATAGCTAACGCTTGTTTAATATTTATAAATCTCTTCTATCTCTTGAAGGAGATAAGAGATCACAACAAAAATAAAGAACCTAGTAAATAAAGGTTCTTTTTCTTAATATTGTATAATATAGTATGAGTAAACTTGAAAGATGTAAATGTTTAGAATGTCCAGAAGACAATAAATGTGATAACTGTCCACATAAAAATGAATGTGACTGGCCATGGATAAGTAAACTATGGAATAAGACACCTAATCTTAGTCCCTGTCTCCCAGGATGAATTAAGCCAGATATTCGTTCAGGTAAAATGGTTACTGTGATGCATAACGATTTCTGCGTGTTTAGCACACCTAAAACAAAAGATTATGTCGTCATAAATGATATCGCTGTAGGAGAAGAATGCAGAGGTCAAGGTGTTTCTAGAAAACTTATTGAAGGTTTGATGGAAGAATTTGATAAAGACATATTTGCAAAATGCATAAAAGGAAGCACAGCTGAATCATTCTGGATTCATATGGGTGGAATTAAATTAGGTGAAGAACAAAGCAAAAAAACAGTTGTTTGTTCTTACTTAGTAAAATATAATAATAAAAAACAAAACAAGGAGGAATTATGGTAAAGTTTAAGTTTGAAGACAAAATGTACATTGCTTTTGATTATAAGGAAGCATTAAATCCACACGAAAAGAAATATCCATGTATTGTTGATGCAGCGACTGGAGAAATTCCAACTGGATCACAAAGAAAGATTCTCTTAAGTATGCTTGAAAATGTCGGGGTTACTTATACGAGATATGATTTAAAAGATACTAACACATATGATTTAGTTGAAGCTTTATTAGCTATGAGTAAATATTTTGTATTATAAGGAGTATATATGACACCAGAAAGAGATCCTAAAACACAAAATTGGACAAACCCATATAAAGGTATTTCATTAACTCCATATAGATTAATTGCAGCAGGTGGAGGTCCTAAAAATGTTCTTTTACCTGATGGTACAACAATGAATGCAAGTGATCTTAAAAGAGATTTGAATTATCCAGGATTATTTGCATGGAATGCTGAGAAGAAAGATTTATTAGAATCTGTTAAATATCTTCACGAACATCCAGAAAGTAACTGGGATTTAGTTGTTGATAGTGGTGCTTATTCAGCGTGGTCTAAAGGTAAATTATTTGATATGGATGAATATATCAACTTTTTAGAAACAAATAAAATCTTAGATGTTTGTTTCTGGGCAGCTGAAGCAGATAGAATTCCTGGAAGTTTCGGTGTTGATCCTACTGAAGAAGATAGATTAGCAGCACCAGAAGAATCTTGGCAGAATTATCTCTATATGATTAAAAGAGTTAGTTGGCCTAAGAAAATCGTTCCTATCTTTCACCAAGGAGAAGATTTTAAGCATTTAAGAAGAATGTTAGAATATACTTTTCCAGATGGTGATCATATTCCATATATTGGTATTTCTCCTAGAAACGATGTTCATGTAGGAGAAAAGATTAAATGGTATGAAATGGTTTGGAAAATTATTGAAGAAGAATGTGCAAGAATTGGAAGAGATATTCCATTAACTCATAATTTCGGTATGACAACCATCTCTATGATGGAACAATATCCAAGTTGTAGTTCTGACTCAACATCTTGGGTTAGATCAGCATCGTTTGGTAACATTATGATTGTTGTCAATGGCAAGATTAAATCTATTTATGTAAGTAATAGAAATCTTAACTCATCTGATCATATCAACAACCAACCCCTAGCTATAAGAGAAGCTGTTGAGAAGGAATGTCAAGAAATGGGACATGGCATTACATTACAATCATTGATTGATGATGATAAAGGTGCTATTAGACCATTATTCAATTTAATTAGTCTAAATAAATGGAAGCAAACTTTCAGATATGAAGGTAATGATTCCTATAAAGAGACATTATGGTAATAATAATTGTATAGTTAATAGAGTATCGAAAGGAAAAATATAAATGGTTATTAGAACAGAAGCATTTAAAGAAGCTTGTAGCACTATCTTAGCAGCTACAGATAGCTCAGAATTATCAACATTAACAGAGACCCTCGAATTAAAAAGCGAAGGCAAAGTATTATATTTAAACATTACTAATAAAGAATATTACTGTTCAGTTAAATTCAATTTAGATCACGAAGAAGAATTCCACGCCACAGTTAACGCTACTTTATTCTTAAAACTTATCGCAGCTTTAACATCGGATACAATTGAGATGACAGTGCAAACAAATCATGTTAGCATTAAAGCTAATGGTAATTATAAGATTCCTTTAATTTTCGAAGGTGAGAATTTATTAGAAGTTCCTGTAATTACTATTAATAATGTAACTAGTCAATTTTCTATCGGCGGTGAAATCCTTCAAAGTATCTTAAATTATAATAGTAAAGAACTTTTAAAGGGAACTATTGCTCAACCAGTTCAAAAGATGTTCTATATCGATGAACAAGGTTGTATTACATTCACATCTGGAGCATGTGTAAATAGTTTCACCCTAGCTCAACCTATCAAGATTTTGTTAAAAGCAAAATTAGTTAAATTATTTAAGTTATTTAAAAATAATGCTGTTAACTTTAAATTAGGTTATGATCCAGTAGCTGGTGGATTAACACAAACAAAAGTATCCTTTGAAACCCCAACTATTACTTTAACAGCTATTACTGAATGCGATAATTCTTTAATCAATAGTGTACCAGTAGCAGCTATTAGAGGTAGAGCTTCATTTACTTATCCACACTCTGTTGTTTTAAATAGATTAGCTTTAACCGAAGCTATCAACAGATTATTATTATTCAGTGCTGGATATGGCAGCAAACAAAATCTTAAGCCTTATAGTACATTTGAATTTAAACCTGATTACGTTATGGTCTATGATTCAAATAAAGAAAACTTTGAAAAACTTATTTATCAAAACGGATCTAAAGTGACTGATGAATATTCAATGATTCTCGATTTAGTTGATTTTAAAACAGTTTTAGATGGATGTTCTGATGAATATATTACATTAAGTTTCGGTAATAACAAAGCAGTTGTGTTAAAGAGAGCTAACATAGCTAATGTTATTCCTGAATGTAGATCAGCTTCAAATTAATATATGGCTAAAAATAGAGGAAAACAATTCGAAAGAAAGTTCGCTGAAGATTTTCAGCGAAGTTTTCCTAATGGAACTCTTGATAGATTATATGATCAGATGTCTGGTTATAAAACAATAAGTAATATATCCGATTTTATAGGTTATAATTATCCTAATATTTTCTATCTTGAGTGTAAATCCCATGAAGGTAACACATTTCCATTATCTAATTTAACTCAATATGAACCGCTTTCTCGCAAAGTTGGCATAAAAGGTGTGAGGGCTGGAGTTATTATTTGGTTTACAGATCATGACCGAGTGATATATGTCCCTATATCTACAATTACGAAAATGAAAGAAGATAATGTCAAATCTGTCAATATTCGGTTGATTGATGAAGAAATGTATAAATATGTGAATATTCCATCTACAAAGAAAAGAGTATTTATGGATTCAGATTACTCTGTCCTTATGAATCTAAAAGAAGGAGAATAATATGGCAAAAGTTGAGCTATTAAACCAAGCTTTAGAAAATGCTGATTTATTATATACTGATTTAGTTAATGCAGCTAATATAATCATTGAGGATTATACTAAAAATATTAATGATGTAATCAAAAATATAACTGATCACATCGAATCAATGAGTAATGAAGAATTACGATTACAAATGATGAAATTATCATTAAATGCTTATACTTTCAGTGAGATTAAGGAAAAATCAGCATTAAAAGCAGTATGCGCTGAAACACTTCGAAAAGAAGCTTATGCAAAGAATTTTAACGCTACTGATGGAACTGTAGCTTTCAAAGACAATACCGCTACAATAAATTCTAGTTATGAGTTATTAACTGAACATATTTATGAGTTAGTAGCTAACTTATTCAAAACAAAATTAGATGAGTTACATCGTATTGTAGCTTCTATGAATAGTGTGCTTATGTCAAGAATGCAAGAAGCAAAACTTTCTCAAAGCTCTGTTGATATAGCGTTTGATAGATAAAGGAGATTAATTATGGATATTTTATCAATTGCAAAGAAATTAAATAAGGAATTTCAAGATGACACCTTGGCTATAAAAGCTGATATTTCACCTAAGTATGAAAGAATGGCTACAGGGGCTTTTGGTTTAGATTATCCTCTATATGGTGGATTAGTCTATGGAAGAATTGTAACATTTTCAGGACAAAATCATTCTGGTAAAACAAGTGCTGCTTGTTTAGCATTGGGAGCTTATCAAAGAGCTAATCCAGATAAGATTTGTGTTTATGTTGATGTAGAACACAGTTTAGATTTGAAATTCCAAATGAGAATGAATGGACTTGATACTGATAGACTTATTTACTTTAATCCAAAAACATTAACAGGAGAACAAGTTTTAGATAGTATTCTAGAGTTTCAAAAAGCTGATGATATCGGCATGATTGTTTTAGATAGTATTCCAGCTTTATTACCAGCTCAATCAATGGAGAATGATATTGAAAAAGATCCAGGTATGAGAGGAACAATTGCTAAACCTCTTCATAGATTCTTAATCGCAATGTCTAATCTTGTTAATCAAAAAGGTAATATATTATTATTAATTAATCAAGTTAGAATCGCTGGAACAACTTTCACAGGTGCTCCTATTTATAGTGAACCAGGTGGAGATGCTCCTAAATATTATAGTTCTATTAAAATTAGATTTGGTACAAGAACTTTCATTAAGAATGGTAAAGTTGACTGCTCTGATGGCGAAGGTGCTGAAGGTTTTAGATTAAAGTTTGCTATCACTAAATCTAAAGTAGGACCTATTGCTAGGGGTGGTGGATTCATTTCTTACAGCTACGATAAAGGTCTTATGTGGATGGAAGACTTGTTAGAAATCGCATATAAGTTTGATTTTATCAAGAGACTTAATAATGTGACTTATTCATTAGTTAATCTTGAGACTGGTGAAGTCTATAAAGATGAAAATGGTAATGAATTAACGGGTAAAAGAAAAGACTTAGAAGAATATATTCTAACAAATATCGATTTCCAAAAAGAATATATCGCTATGTTAAATAAATATATTAGTGCTTCAGACACTTCTTATGGTGATATCTTAGATGCTAGAGAACATGAAGAAATCAAGAAAGAAGAAGAAGCGGTCAGTGGAGATTAATTATGGCTGTTATTCAACCAACTGTTAGACAAAAAGATGGTAAAACAGGTCCAACTAGAAAATATAGTTCTAGACAAGAAAAAAGAATAGCTAAAGAGTTTCAGGGTAAGAGAACACCTAACTCTGGAGCAACTCTTCTTGGTGGTAAAGGTGATGTTGTTTTAGATGATTGGCTTATAGAAGCTAAAACGCATACTACAGATAAGGATTCTATTTCTATCAAAAAAGAATGGTTAGAAAAGAATCTTAAAGAAAGTGTGTTCATGGGTAAAGATTATAACGCGTTAATGTTTAATTTTGGCCCATCTGATGAAAAGAATTACGTAATCATTGATGAAGATACATTCAAAGATCTTATAGAAAAAAGAGGATAGTACTATGGAAAAATTAGAAACAGACCAAATGTTAGATGTTAAGATAAATATCATCAAACTAAATAGGCGTAACTATCAAAATGATTTCGAGTTTTATCAAGCTGTATCTGACCAAATGCTTTTACTTATAAAGAACAATTTTGTCATCTCGATGTATAATGATATTATAAATAAAGAAGTGACAATAGAATTTTCTTCATCAATGGCTGGTGAATTATCTGCTATTCCTGTTTGGATGAGACCTGAAGATTATTTACGTTATGTCGAATATATAAATGGTTCAGATTTATCTGAGTATATAGATGATGAACCAGATAAAAATAAAGCCTAATGTTATTATTTATGCTAAATTAATTGATCTATAAATTGTAAGAGGAGATTTATATATGAAAGTAACCGGTTACGGTATAAAAAACAATAAGGATGAGTTATGGACAACAAGGGGTTATTTTGCTGACCAGAACTATATGATTAATCCTTTTTTCACCCTTATTGAAGAAACCGCTAAAACTCAAGTAGAAATCATTAAGAAAAATCTAAATGTAGAACCTACTATTTGTAAATTAACTATTACAACAGATGATAGTATAATAGAAGAAGACCTAGAAAAAAGTGATCCGATAGAAGATCAAAAACAAGCTAGGATAAAGAGATATAGAGGTCTTTGTTCTTTGCCTGATGATTATGAGATATTAGAAGAAAATATAAATGATTATATAGTAGGCAGAGTAGCTTATGAATTCCGCGAAGATAAAAACAAAGTTAGAGATGAATTATTAGGTAATAAATAATACAGAGGTAATAAAAGATATGGCAACAGGTATTAAATTAAAGAAAAGATTAGTTGAAGAGCCCACACTTTCTGACACAATTAAAGCTCAACAAAAAGCAGCTAAAGAACAGGCTAAGAAAACTGAGCAAAATTATGAAAATAATGTCGATGATTACGAGAAGACAGCCGATGAGGGTGATATCGAACAGATCCTTAATAACGCTTTGAGAAAAGCTCAAATTAAATTAAGAACTGGCGATTTAAGCGCACCTTGGCCATCTGTTTTACTTATTGGTGAAGCTGGTACTGGTAAAACAGGTAGAGTCACTGCTTGGGCTAAGAGACATAATATTAATCTAGTCAATAAAAAAGCATCATTGATGGATGAGACTGATATGGGTGGTGCTATTGGACAAGGTAAATCATCCCCAGATAAAGATAGCCCTGATATCGCTGTTAAGTTAGCTTCTACAGAATTAGATGCTCTTGAAGAACCTAATTCAGTATTATTCTTAGATGAGTTAAACAGAGCTAAAGTAGCAGTCCAAGCTCCATTCTTTGAATTAGCTAACAGCC